TTTCGAAAGAAACGTTTAAGTATTTGAAAATCAAAGAAAAATGAATTTGGTTTGGTAATTACATGGGTGTATCTTGTAATGTGTTGGATATGAGTTAGTTATTATAACTGCTTGATACTCATTTAGTACAGAATTGGATTTATGCTCTTTGTTTGACACGTTAAACGTGAAGTATGTAGGCGTTTGTTTAGAAATGGTTTCGAATAAAATTAGTGACTTATGGCTACGTTTAAGATTGTTGTACAGCATCAGAGATCGGATGGTTTCTATCCTGTCTATATTCGGTTGACACATAACCGAAAGGTATTATATATTAAGACTGATAAGATGGTCGCTCCAAAGGGCATCGTGAAAGGTTCTCACGATGTTAGGGACTCTTTTGTTCTTAACTCTCTGACTCAAAAGATGGACTCTTGGATTTCTAGACTGAATAAAGAGGATATTGAAAAATGGTCTGCAGAGGAGGTTAGAGATTTCTTATTGAGTAACGATAGTGACGTTTGCTTTTCTGATTTTGCAAGAGAATATATATTATCCCTGTCTAGATCATTAAAGCCGCAGTCTCTTCGTAACTATAATCAGGCTCTTTCTAGTATAGAGAAATATTGTGGAACAGATCAGATTATGTTCAGCGATTTGACTACTAAACTGGTACAAGGATGGATAGATAGCATGGTGGATTCTAAATCTAAGAAACATTTCTATCCAACTTTCTTAAAGAAGATGTTTTTGGCAGGTGTTGCTAATTATAATGATTATGACAAGGATATTATAAGAATAAAGGTGAACCCTTGGCCACGATTGTCTATAGAAAAACGTGATAAGCCGAATAAGAAGGCAATAACCATGGAGGATTGCAGAAAGATTTTTTCTGTGCCTCCATCTTCTCAGACGGAACAGTTGGCACTTGATGTATGTAAGATGATTCTTTGCCTTGCAGGTATCAATGTGGCTGATTTGTATGAAATGCAGAAGGATGATTATTTTAGTGGCATATTGCATTATAAGAGGCAGAAAACGAAAACGGTTAGAGACGATGAAGCCTATATAGAAATGAAGGTTCCTGATATGCTTCTTCCTACGTTTGAAAAGTATTTTGCATGCAAGGATGATCCTTATTTGTTTATGTTTCATAAGAGCTATAAGAGTAGTATGTCTATGAGTAGTAATATTGGTTTATTCCTCAAACATTTTTGCAAGAATACTCTAAATGATTATCTTCATATTTCTCCTTATACATTTCGCCATACTTGGGCTACTATTGCGCAGAATGACCTGGGAGCCAGCTATGAGGAAATTGGTTTTGCCCTGAATCATATCAGTACGCATAAGGTAACCATGGGCTATGTGAAGCCAGACTTCTCTAGGGCTTGGGAACTGAATGAGAAGGTGGTGGAGAAGATTTTCTTTACAAATGATCCGAGCAGACGAACACAAGAGTATCATGCTCCGGTGTTTGAGAAGGTGGAGGAGACGTTTGAACTTTGTGCAGATGCTTACTTCATGGGTGAGGTGGTTGGTCATGTGGATGGTAAGGGCTACCGGAATACGGATGAGGTTATCCAGCAACTGATGGATAATATCAATGATACTGTCCCTAAAAACTGTACTATACAGATTAAGGTGAAGAACGTGACCAAGAACCAGACTAAGTACTTTGAACGAATGCGTGACATAAAATAGATATGTTAAATCTGTGTTAAACTCCTGCAAAAGTTTGGTTATATCCAAACTTTTGCGTACCTTTGCAGCAGAAAAATAAAAACAATCGTTAAGCCCTCGACATCACGGTTAAGTCAATGAGTTATGAAGACAATATTAGAAGAAGAGTTGATTAAGACAGGTTATCGATATAGTGATAACGAAGACGGAACTTTTGATGTATGTTATGACCACAATCAAGATGCCTTCTTCTCGCCCCTGAATGGTTATCATGTTGCAACTGTCAAAGAGGACGATGAACTCTGGTATGTTGATAACGGCTGTGGAGCAGGATGGGGAGAATACCCCAAGAAGGATTGGACTTTAGAGAGAGCCATATACGACCAGTGTATTGACGAACACATCAATTAATAACGTTTTAAGCCCTCGACATCACGGTTAAGTCATAAAATATTGTCAACACTAAAGGCAAAAGAAGTTATTAAGGAGAAGGGCATGACCATTGAGGAAGTAGCCAGCAAGATGGGAATCACTAAAGGTACTCTATCTGCTGCCCTCAGTGGTAACCCGACAGTTGGCTATCTTACAAGAGTAGCTGATGCTATAGGTTGTGATATTACGGATTTGTTTAGATAAACAAAATGTGGGTCATAATTGGTTAAAACTGATTAATTTATGACTAATAAGGGTTAAAATCTAACGGTTTTACCCATTTTCCTGACAGAGGGCTGTCTTCTCTAAAGTAGTGAAAATTTTAGAGAGGGCTGCCCGATTTGCGTTTTAGCCATTATTAACAATTTTGAGATTCTTGATGTTGATGGTGGTTTCCTGTTTCTCAAAGTCTTCTTCGAGTTTGTTGAAGACTTCCTCAACAGAGAGGTTTCTGGTTTCATCACTATTGAATGAAACCGACTGCAATTTTGGAGCTGCATAGGGCAGGAACTTGGCCACCATTGCCAAACGTCCGGCTGGCTCATCTATATCATATAGATCTTTTTCCAGAGAATAACCTTTTTCGTTTGTGCCATTCAGGTAGCCCACAATGGCATCACGGAGGCTTTCTCGGACGCTTTTTGTAACCTTGTTGGGGGTTCCAGCCTTTCGTCCTCCAGTCTTTTTTCTTTTGACCTTTGGTTTGGATTCATTATTATCTTTCTGTACTGCCATATTTCCTTATTTTTTAATGTTACTGATAGTTTTCGATTGCAAATATAGCGAAAAAAATGGATAAGTATGTGCACGACTTGCGCAATTTATCAAAAATCTTAGCGAAAAACGCATTACTTTTACACAGTTTAAACATTAAATTCGAATTTTATGGGACTTATAGGAAAAATTGCTGGTGGAGTAGCTTCTGCTTTTGGAGGCTCTTTGGCAGCTAAAGCAAGGAACAAAGGATATGATGATTATATCCAGATGTTCAATGATCGTATGCAGCAGGTGAAGGATCACCGGGACAACTTGTATTACCAGGATCCTACGCAGACAGCGGAGAATCAGGTGGCCGTGACCAATGCCCAAAAGGTGTTGGATAATGCCACGCAGACTGCTAAGAACACGAATATTGTGACTGGTGGCTCTGAGGAAGCGGTGGCTTTGAGCAAACAGGCTGCCCAGGAACAGGTGGGTAAGATGATGCAGGAAGCTGCCGTGCAAGGTGCTCAGACTAAAGATAATGTTTGGAATACTGCCGACTCTCAGGTTAACGCTATGACCAACTACATAGCTTCTGCCAAGAAGGAGAAGGGACTTTCTACTGCCAAAGGTATTACGGATGCGACCAGTGGTTTGGCTGGAGCTGCAAGTGCTTTACCGATTTAAGGAAGGAGGGAGCTATGGGATTTAAATTGGATGATTTGATAACTCCTAAGCGTCCGGCAACAGCAGTAACGCCTGTTGCTGATTTTCCTTCTGATCATGTGGAGAAGCCGGAAGTGGAGGCTGCACAAGCAGTACAGGCTACAGCTACGGAACCTGAAAAGGGTGCTGCTATTGATACTACTGGTATTGCCGGGAATGGTGGCAATGTGACCTTTGCCGAGCAGCCGGGTGCAGAGACTACTAACACGGAAGGGGCTGGAGATATTCAGAAGATAGACTGGACCCGACCTTATAGCGAGATAGAGCAGAATGCCTTGCTTAGACAGATGACGCCTCAGGATATTGCCAGGGACTATGCTAAGAACGGTGATGGAAACTGGTATGTATTTATGCCATGGTTGAAGCAGTTTGACCCTAACAAGACCGTTCAGCAGAGTATCGATGACCAGAAGAGGGCTGAGAGAAATGCTAAAATGGAGCAATGGGGTAACTTTTTGATGCACCTGGGCAACTTCTTTGGCACGACACAAGGTGCGCCATCGCAGCAGATTGAATCAGCGCAAGAACTTACAGATCGGCAACGCAAGATTCGGGAGAGTACTGACGCGCTGAGAGAAAAGGGATATGACCAGATGATGGTGAATATCTTCAAAGAGCGACAGGCCAAGCAGGCGCAGATGCAGGCTGAGGCTGAGGTTAGGGCTAATGAGGCTCTGGCTGCTTATCGTGGAGCGCAGAAGAATCAGGAGGAGGCTCTTACTCCTGTTAAGGTTAAGACGGAGCAGGAAAGAGGTAATGCCGCTGCTGCTTCTGCTGCCCTAAGTACTTCGAAGAAGGAGACTGAGGATGCGTTGAGAGGCAAGAAAGGCAAATTGCTTGATGCTCAAACTAACAATGCCAATGCCGGAGCTGCTGACCATAACGCCAGTATAAAGGTGAAGGGTGCGCAGGTGGAGCATATTCATACGCAGACAGAGGGACAGAGGCAGAAGAATGCGAACCAGAAGGAGGCGGATGATTTCAATACCAGGTATGTGAATGACCCTACATTTAAAAAGCATGTGAACGACTGGGCTAGACATAATCATTTGGCTGTTGGTGACAATGAGGAAGGCAGTGGCGGCACCTGGGCTAACGAGAAGAACAGACAGCAGGCTGCTGCTTATGCCAGGGCTAAGATGAAGCATGACCGGACTCCTCCTTCCAGAAGGGGAAATGGTGGAAGCAAGGTTCCTCCTTCACGCAGAGGTGGTGGCAGTAAGGTTCCACCATCGAGAAGAAAGTAATAATCATTAAATAATCAAGATATGTTTGACGAACGAGACAGAAAGTATTTCTATGATGAGTTCAAGAACAATGGCTACGAGGTAGGTAGCTATGATGACTTTAAAAATGACTTGAACAACAAGGAAGATCGTGACTGGTACTACAATGAGGCCAAGAACATGGGGTATGATGTGGGTACGCAATCGGACTTTGACAAGATGGTGATGGAGCCAGCTGCATCTGCTTCTAGTGACAGTAAGCAGGTGGCTGCTTCTGCTACGCCTCAGAGTGCAGGGCAGGGTGCTTCTGTAGAAGGTAAGCAGCAGGTGGCGCAACCTGTAGCGAAGCCAGCAGCCGAAAAGCCAAAGGAAGATAACAGATCGTGGCTTACGAAATGGATGACTGGTACTTTGCCGGAGGAAGAGGAACAGGAAACTGCTGATAAGGAGCCTGGGCTTATAGCTAAGGCATTGAATATGTTTCCTACTGGTGTTCAGACTAGCAACGGAACATATCAGCCAGCACCAGCGATTCCTCAGCCTACAGTAAAGGGTGCGGAGATGCCTGTTGAGGTGGAAACAACTCCTTCTTCTGCAAATGTGGCTTCTCCTGAATCTAAGGAGGAGGTTCCTGCATCTGCTGCAGTGGTGAATAATGAGGGCTTGATGGATGCCAAACTTGCCAACTATATTGAGAACTGGAAGCAGAGACCGGATAAGGAGGGTGATTACTTTGAGAATATGGTTGCCGACTTGTTGGCTGATGGTACTGCCAATAGCAATGAGGAGGCAGTGGGCATGGTGAAGTCTGCTCTGGGCAGATATGCTAACCGCTCTGCTATGGACGTTACCAACCAGGTGGTATCTTCTTTGCCTGATGATACAGTGCAGGATGCTGAGAAGAGTATTGAAGCGCAATGGTATAGCCATGGCGTGCAGGATAAGTTGAAGCAGGAGGCGGATAACATGGGTATCAGCTATGATGACTATGTGGGACTGTTCTTGAAGCCTGCTATGGTGCAGAGTCTGGTGAACAAATATGGTCCGAACTATCGTGACATCGCTGAGGGTATTGCTACACGCCTCTATTCGCATGATGAGCATGTGCAGGACAGATTGATGAACCAGGACATCAATGATGCTTTTTCGAGCGTTATCAATAAGTATGTGAATCCATCTGTAGTGGATGAGTACAACAAGGCCCAGGAGGCAGGCAGTAAGGCATTTACGGAGGGAATGGAAGGAAGCCAGTTTATTCCGGCTAATCTTCGTCTGGGTACAGCACTTGGTGCTCAGTATGAGGCAAACGAGGCTAAGGATCCTGCAAAGGTGCTCTCTGGTTTGCAGAAGAAGTTTGGCAAGCTCTACCGAAATCCGGAGTTCCTGAATGATATGAGCAATGCGGCATATAAGGTGATGCAGCGATATGGCTTGAATGGCACTCTGGGTAGTGATCCTAAGCAGTTCAAGCCGATGATCAACTCTGTTCTTAAGAATGAATTGGACCAGCTGGAGATTAAGGGTATGATGCCTAAGGGTAGTGCTGAGTACATCATGAAGACTGGTTTGGGTAACACTATTGTGGGTAAGATTACTCGCAAGGCTGTTCAGACGGACTATCAGAACTGGCTGGAGGATATGGCTAATCAGCAGTATCAGCCGGGCTTCTGGGAGAACGTGGCTAGTGGTGCGCTTACTTTTGCTGGTGATGCTTGGAGCTATTGGTTGCCGGGAGCCGCAGGTGGCAAGTTGACCAAGAGCATGATAGCCAAGGCTGAGGGTAAACTGGCTGGTGACTTGATGGCTAAGGGCATGGAGCGCAGGGTGGCTGAGCGGGCTGCCAAGGTGCTTATCGGCAAGAGTAAGGACGTGGCTTTGAAGAACGGTGCAGTGCATGGTGCTGTTACCTTTGGCGGTCAATCGGCTATCTCGAAACCTATTGATGAAAAATACCGCACTGGTCAGTTTGATGAGAATGGCAAGATTTACAATCCTTCTGTGGGTAAGATTATTGCTGATACTCTGGGCGAGGTGACTAAACAGAGTGCCGTAGGTGCCATTATGCAGGGTGGAACCATCGCTAACATGATTGGGAAGGGCAGAGGTTTGGCTACCAATATTCTGGCTGATGTTGGAGCAAAGGTAGTGGATTCGGGTATCATGACCGGGCAGCAGATGCTAGAGCGCATGGCGCAGGATCCAAACTTCAAGCCTACAGGCAAGGATGCAGCCGAGAGTTTCTTGGAGAGCATGGCGAACCTTACTGCCATCGGTTTGCCGGGCATGGTGGGCAAGTATGCTCGATTCAAGGATGCGAGGGAGTTTAATAAGAAGTTTGACTTTACGGATCAGGATATTGCCGAGTTGAAGCGATTCGGCTATGAGGATCTTCGTGATGCCTTTGAGAAGGTAGGCATCGGGGAGTATGCCGTGGCGGGTGAAAATGCCCAGCGACTTGATGGGCAGCTTACCCAGAAGTATATGAACCTGATGAACGACAAGAGTGTGCCCGAGGTGTTGAAGGCTAAGATGATGGCTGTGGTGGAAGGCAAGCGACCTTCTTCTTTCTCGCCTGTGGTTGATTCTATCATCGTTCAGCCGATGGATCATGACGGAAAGGTGTATCTCGAAACCTTGAATAAGGATGGCGGTATCATTGAGAGAAAGGAGTATTCTTCGCTTGATGAGGCTCAGAAGGCTGATAAGAAACTGGAGTATGAGAAGACTCTGGGCTTGGCTTCTGTGCTGGAAGGTGAGTTCCATAATGAGTTTACCCAGGAGCACCTTGATGGCTTGTACAATCAGGCAGCCCAGAAATATAATATGGGTGAGAAATTGACGGATGAGGATAAGGCAGCGGTTTATCTTCATCAGAATGCTGGTGCCATCAAGGACATCATGGATAAGCAGCAGAAAGGTGTTATCCTTACTGACGAGGAGCAGAAGCAGGTTAATGCTTATCGCCATTATTATGACAGTGCTTTGGAGAACAGTTCTGTGATGAGGGAGTTTGTGAATACCTTTGAGGATTCCCATGGCGTGGCGCGTGGTACGCTGAGAAAGGCTTTGGAATCGAAAGACAAGAAGTATGCGCCATTGGTGGAGTCTTATCTTAAGGAGCTTTATAACTCTATCGAGCTGAAACGTGAAATGAAGCAGACGATGGATGATCTCTATAATACGGCACATGGAAATGAGCAGAAGAGGATTGAAGGTGAAAACCCTGTATCTCCTGCTGAGGGTTCTGCTGGTGGCCTGGAGCCTCCAGTTTCAGAGGGACCTGCTACGTATCAAGACCGTACCAACTCCGTATCAACTCCGAGTGATGCAGAGGTTGCTGCAAACCCTGCAAACGTTGCAAGCTCTGCTGCTGGTGGTACAGGAAATGATACTAAGGTTGCAAGTTCGGAGAATAAGGTTGCAAGCTCTGATGCTTTTGTTATGGGGCAGGAAGCCTATAAGAATGGGGATTCTGGGGCTTTGCAGGCTATCGACTATAATAGCGATTTGGCTACCGGGCGTTTGAAAAGAGCGTTTAAGGATAGCGATAATATGTTTGATTTGGTGACTAAGGTCTATAATGAAGGCAGGGACATGGAGCAGTTTTTGGCTCAGCGTGCGAGTCTTCTTACTTCTGCTCAGAAAGAGGCAATCAGCAAGTATGTGGAGGCTATGGATGCCAAGAAGGGTGCTATTGATGCTCTGCAGCATGCTGATGATGGCTATGGCGAGACGTTGAAGCAGCAGCTCTGGCCATACCAGACGGAAGACGGAAATATCGTGCCTGCTACTCTTACAAGCGGTAGGCAGGTGTTCTTGAAGAAGGCTAACGAATATGGTGGCGGCTTTGTTGTTGTGCCTGATGAGCAGGGACAGCCTACTATTAAGCAGGTATCAGATGCCGAGATTAAAGAGGTGGGCACTCCTGTTCCGCTTGATGAATACATTGGGAGTTCCTTGGCTCAGCAGAAGGAAGCGAGAGCACAGCAGTTTATCAGCCAGTTTGATGGCAGCGGCTTGAAACCGAATGACCGGGTAGCGGTTGCTATGGAGGAAGGTGATGAGAATATTGACATGACCTTTGCCGGATATAGCGAGGACGGAAATATTGTGCTTACTGATGGTAAGGATAATATCGCACTTACTAGGGAGGAGTTTGATACCTGGCGAACGAATGCACTCAATAATACGATTAATGAGAATTTGGATCGTGAGGATGGTGAGCGTGAATTGGCAGAGATTAAGAGGGCTGAGGCTGAAAAGCAGGAGCGATATAAGAAGGGTATCTTTGGTTATGCAGCTGGGCAGCCAGACTATTCTGATGCACAGACGGACCCTAAGGTGGCAGCAGAGTATCTGCAAGAAACTGCCGGGGATGACCGCAAGGCTCTTTTTGCTAATATTGTTGCCGAGAAGCAGGCTTTGCAGAAACGTATCAACCAGCTAAGAGAGCATATTGCAAGTAATGAGGAATGGCTATCCATTAATGCTGATCTGGACCCGAAGAATGCTGAGACCAGAACTTTGGCTAATAAGCAGATGGATGGACAGATTGCTGACCTACAGACTCGTTTCGACAACTGGAATAAGATTCGTTCTGCCGTGATGACTCCTGAGGAGGCTCAGGCTATCAAGGCAGACCGCACACAGAAGATTGCCGATGCTGGCGTGAATGAAGGTGACGTTGCTCCTATAGAGGGTCGCGAGGTTGCCGTGCTTAGTGATGAGGAATTGAAGAAGCAATATCCTACTATGGATGAGGCTAGTGACTTTATTGCCTCAGAGCGTAAGCGTATCTATCGCATTCAGTCGGATGAGGTGCAGCGTGAGATTGATGGTGTTGATGAGGTGCTTGATCGCTTTGTGAATGGCGAGATAGATCTGGAGCCAGAGCAGATTAAGGAACTGAACACTACCAAGGCCCAGTTGCAGGCTAGACAGGCTAATCTTACGGAATCTGCCAAGGAGTTGAAGGCCCAGGCTGATAAGCTGAATACACTCTACCGAAAGGAGAATATGGAGGCTAGAGCCAAGGTAGTGGAGAATCTGACTCCTGCCGAGCAGCGTGCCATCAAGGTGGAGAATGCCATCAAGAATGGTAATATGAGCCAACTTAATGCCATCTATGATGAGGTGAGAGGGGCAATAGACTTTAATGACACTGAGCCTAATACTCTGGAGGAGTATGTTGCTAACAGTATTGGTCGTTTCACCTTGAACTATGAAGGCAAGGAGAAGGGTGGTGCTTTCTCTAATGGTATTCAGCAGGAGACTGGCTTGGGACGTAAGGACTTCGATAAATTGCAGATTCTTGCCAAGGAAGGTGAGGGTAAGACTGTTCCGGAGTTTGTTCATGATCTGTATGATGACATGCCTAAGAATCTTAAGCAGATGGGATATACGGATCAGGACATAAGAAGTGCTTTCCTTGATTTGATAGGTAGTGCTCAAAGCTACTCTGACATTAAGAATTATGCCTTGAATAATAAGGTGGCCAATGTTGAGCAGCAGATGCGAGAGGTTGAACGCCAGGAGGAGGAAATGATGCAAGACGGTGCTCATAGCGAAGCCTTTGACAAGATCGTGGATTTGGCAAAAGAGCAGAAGGAGTACTGGGACTTGATGGAGCAGGGTGAAGTTGATCCTGATGATGTGCCGGAAGTTGATGTTGCTCATGACATGGACGAACTTTTGAAGACTCTTTCTGACGAGGAGTTTAAGGAGGTTAGTGATGTTTTGAAGGGTATTGACGAGGAATTTGAGTATTTCACCGCTAATGAGTATGAGCGTAGAGAGGGCGCAAATGAGCGCAAGGAGAAGGCAGAAAATGCCAATACTTATGACGAGTCTATTAAGGAAGCATTGAAGCCTGTTTCTCCTTTTGCTATTGCCTTGAAGAGTGCCGTGGAGAGCGGTGACAAGAAAGCCATTAAGCAAGCTCAGAAGGAATTGACTGATGCCCTGATTGCAAGCGATTTGGGACATGGCTATCTTGCCGGGCAGTTGGCAGCGGGTAAGATGGTTAAGAAGAAAGATGAATTATATAAGGTGAAACGTGCAACTGTAAAGCCGATTACTGATGCGATGAATGCTATTGAGAGTGCTTTGGATTCTGCTCTGAAAGATGCCGGGCTTGATGGCGTTCATGTTGACTTTGACCAGAATGGAGATGGCTGGATTTATGCCGATAAGGATAGCCCTTGGAATAGCCGTTTGGAGGCTCTGGACAATAACTTCCGAAATATATCTCAGCGTAATGGCAAGAACCCTGTATCAGTGCTTCCGCAGATTACGCTGGATAATGTGGCAAAGGTAGCGGGTATCATCAAATCTCAGATAGAGGAAGGTGAAAAATATAATTCTGATGAGAATAGTGATGTGGATATTAAAAATGCTCCATTTGCTGACAGACTGAAAAATGCTATCGCTGAAACGGAGACTGAGCCTACTGAGGCGCAGAAGAAGGCTGGCAACTATAAGAAGGGACATTTGACTTTTGGGGGATATGACTTTACTGTTGAGACTCCAAAGGGCGTGACTCGCAGCGGTAAGGATGAGCAGGGCAATCCTTGGAGCGTGACCATGCATGATACTTATGGCTATATTCTTGGTAAGATAGGCGTGGATGGTGATCATATTGATATGTTCATCAATGATTCCGCTGACCTTGATACTTTTGATGGTAACGTTTGTGTGGTTGACCAGGTGAATCCGGAGACTGGAGAGTTTGATGAGCATAAGGTGATGTATGGCTATCCTGATGAGGCTGCTGCTACTAAGGCTTATCTCAGTAACTACTCTAAGGGCTGGAAGGGACTTGGTAAGGTTACTTCTGTGCCTAAGGCTACCTTTGACAAGTGGCTGGAGTCTTCTGACCGCAAGACTAAGCCTTTTGCGGAGTATGCTATGGTACAGAAGGAACAGGCGAAATTTGACCGCGATGTGAAGGAGGTGAAGCCTTCGGAAATGACGGAGGCGCAGAAGGTGGCTTATGATGCTGTATCTACTATGCTTAAGAAGGCTGGCATCCCTGTGAAGGTTGTTAGCAATGAGGATATGGAGAAGGTGGCTGAGGCGCAGGATAACATGGCAGTAGAAATGCTTTTGAATGATCCTCGTCTTCGCTTCTATATCAAGACTCCTGAGCAGAAGGAGGCGGCCAAGGCTGCTTATGACTGGGCTGCAGGGAACAGACCGGACAAATTTAAGCAGTATGCCATCGTTAATATGGATAATCCGAACCAACCTCCTCAGTACTTTGAGAAGAAGGACTTAGCTGAGAAGTGGCGCAAGTACTATACCAATGCCTGGAAGATAGGAAACTACAAGGCCTTTAATCTCAATAAGCCATTTGAGGAACAGATTAAGGACGTAAAGGGTGATGTTCCTAGTGAGTTTGACCCTTATAAGGCAGAATCTCTGCTCAATAAGAGAATCGAGTTAGAGAAGCAGATTAAAGAAACCGAGGATTCCTATAATGCCAAGAAGAAAGAGCGCGCAGAGTATCAAAATCAGTTAATGCAGGACTATATGGATCAGCATGGCTTATCTTCTGAGAACGATATTCCAGATGATGTTTGGACTGACTACAGGGATAAATCCTTTGAAAAGTATCAAGATACACTTGATGACTTGTTCCATAAGTATGTTGAGTTAGATAATCAGTTGAAGGCTGTAGCTGAGCCTGGAGTGCAGTATTTGAAGGGTAAGGGTGTAGTTTACGGCTACACAGATGGCAAGCAGATTGTGCTGAACCAGGAGCATCTGAATCCTAATACCCCTATCCATGAGTACCAGCATCTTTGGCGCACTGCTGCCAAGGAAATGAATCCGGAACTTATAGAGCATGGTGATAAACTCATCATGAAGACCCAGCTATTTGCCGATTTGAAGCAGGATCCTAACTATAATCATCTGACAGATGAGCAGATTTGCGATGAGGCTTTTGCTCGTCTGACCGGTGAGGACGGAGCTGCCATCCTGGAACAGATGGCTAAAAATGCTATCAAGGAGAATCCGCTTGATACAGCCAAGGAACTGAGTGTTATCAATAAGTTGAAGGAGTGGCTGAAGAAGTTCTGGTATTGGACTCTTGATACATTTACGAAGTGGAAGCCTGAGGACATTAAGAAAATGACCTTGGAGGATATTCGTAACCTTGTGTTGAGAGACCTGGCGAATGGGGTGGATCCACGAACTAAACTTCATGAGGCAGAGAATGCTGATGACATCAAGTTTATGGGTTCTACTACTAAGAAACGTATGAAGGACATTTCTACACAACTAGAAGGTAGAGAACTTGATGAGGCTCAACAGGCAGTTGCTGATGTTTATTCTGGGAAAAAGGATAATGTATCATTAACCGTGGAGCGTGAAGATGGAAGCAATAAAATCATCATGCGCCAAGGAAATGATAATCATGCAGGAACAAAGCATAGCGTATTCCGTCATTATGGTGTAAAAGCTAATTCTTTAAATGTTAATGATTTGTTGCTGATTCCTACAGTATTAAAAGAAGGTGAACGCAAAGTAAGCGATAATGGAAGAGTTGCCTATGTTTATGTAGATCCAACTTCACAAGTAAAATACACTGTAGTAACAGAACCAAAGAATAACAAGGAATTTTTTAATGATTTCTATTCAAATAAAAAAGCAAATCCATCAGAGACGTCTAGGGTAGTTGAAAACTCCACAAACACTCCCGAAGGAGCACATAACAATGATGGAAATGCTTTTATGGATGCAAAGGTAGATAATAATTCTGAAACCGCCAAGGGAAATGGTGGAAATTTATCTGTAGAGGATAAAATAAAGGCTGTTTCTCAGCAATTTGGGGTTGATGAGGCAGATGTGGCGATGTACGCCAATGCTGTTAAGAAGGGTTCTACTGCTGAGGCTGCACGTGCCAGAGCAAACATCAAACGATATTTATTGCAGGCAAATGAAGATAAGATTTCCTCTTTCAAGGAACTTCTTAAGTACACCGTGCCTGTAAATGAAGCCTTGAAGGAGAACTTTGGTGACCTTGATGCCATGATCGAGGAGCGCGTGAAGCAGGTGGAGGCGCAGCGTAACGCCATGGAAGCTGCAAGAAAGAGAGCTGAGGAAGAGGAAGCCAAGCGACAAAAGCACTTGGAGGAACTTTCTCTGATTCCTGATGATCAGCTTGACAAGCAGTATATGGATGCTCTTGCCAAGGGTGATGATGCTACTGCCAGGGAAATGCTTGATGAGGCTGCCAGACGCAAGGGGTATGATGATACAGAAAGTTCATATCAGGGTGTAGGAGCCTGGGCTGCTCCGGGAAACCCTGGATATGAAAGCGACAAGGCGAGACGTGACGATTGGGAATCCAGTGGCTCGGATGTGAACCTGGAGGATATGGCTATGGGTTATACTCCTCAGCCGGATGATTACTTCTCTCACCCTGAGCGTTATTCGCAGAACACTCCTCATGGATTGGAATCTGTGAAAGCTATCAATACGGCTATTGATGCCATTAAGAATGGCGAGAAGGATGTTAAGGTAAAGGTTTATCGTGCTGTTCCTACTTCGGTGAAGGAAGGCAAGTTGCGTAATGGTGACTGGGTTACTCCTTCTAAGAAATATGCCGAAATGCACGGAACGAACCGACTGGAAGGCAAATATCGTATCATTGAAGACGAAGTTCCAGCAAACCAACTGTGGTGGGATGGTAATGACGCAAACGAGTTTGGCTTTGATGATGGCAAGGCGTATAAATACAAGAATGCCAAGAATAATAGAAAGTTGAACGACCTTGTTACCTATGATGATAATGGTGACGTTATTCCTCCTTCTAAGCGCTTCAATTCTCGCAAGCAGGATGTTCGCTTCCATCGAGTGACAGAGCCGGAGGAACTGGAGAGGCTGAATAAGGAGAAGACTTTCCGTATGTATAGCGGAATGCAGGAGGTGGATGGCAAGCTCTATTCGCCTATGGCTGCAATTATTGACGGAAAGCGTACTGATGCTACCGAGATTGGTGCCTGGATGGGGGCTGATGAGAGACCGGACCTTGTGAAGGGCGGAAAGTTCCAACTTGTGAAGACCGACAAGAACCCTGGGGCAGGAGAAGGTCCTGTGCGTGCTGCCTACAATCCTTATATGCATACTTCCTCTTCGATGATGAACGACCAGTTTACCGGGGCTTATGCCAGAGGAAATATCAAGGTTGTGGAATGGGAGATTCCGGAGAGCGAGAAGACAAGCGGCTATCGTGCTGAGGGTGCAAAGGATGCCGTGGGACTTGTGCCTTGGCATTCTGGTTCCGTAAATGGTTTGTTGCCAAAGGATAGACAGAGAAGCGTGATGCTTTCCCGATGGAGAAAGGCGGTGAGAGTGGTTCCTGATGCTGAGGTTGCTGAGAGTATTGCCGAGCAGCTGGAGGGTACAGGGCTGGCTATTCCTTGGAACGTGGTTACTCCTAACCAGGTGAGGGAGTTGGTTAAACTGGGTGTGCCTATTACTACCGTTGAGTCTGGACAGCAGGCTCCTGAGACTAAGGAGAAGTTTATGGCTCAGATGGAGGAGTTGCGGAAGGAGTTTCCGCAGGCTCAGTTCGTGAACGTGAAAATGACCAAGGATGCTTTCAAGGAATGGGGTAAGAAGGCTCATGTGAAGGCTCGTCTCGTAGAATCATTTGAAAAAGAAAAGGCACGAATCGCGTCTGATGCCAAGGAAAAAGGCTCTTATATGCTTGCTCCTAACGGAAAGAAGAGTAAGTTGGATGCCGAACAATGGGCTACTGTGCGTACTACCAACTTCAAAAAGTGGTTTGGTGATTGGGAAAATGACCCAGAAAACGCCTCTAAGGTGGTGGATGAGAATGGTGAGCCAATGGTGGTTTATCATGGCAGAAGTGCAGACTTCAACACCTTCGAGAAGAAAGAGGGTGTTCGTTTCATCATGGGACTTGAAGACAAGGTGAAGGCTGAGGGATTTTTCTTTAGTCCAGACAGAGCGTTGGCTGAGGAGTTCGCTGGCAATGCAGCAAGGCATCGTGGTGGCAAGGCTAATGTTGTTCCTTGCTATCTGAATATAAGAAAGCCTATGGACTTGACTGGCGAGGACTACGATAGAATCTACGAAGATGTAACAGGTTGGGACTATACCGTAGGTATGGACACCCAAGATAATCTTTGGGGTATCATGGATGAGGAAGGTATGGCCGATAAGATTAAGGCAAAGGGGTATGATGGTGCTATCTTTGTGGAAGAGGTGGATGATAACTATGAGCCAACCAAGATTTCTTACTGCGCTCTTGATGCCAATCAGATTAAGTCTGCTGACAAGAATAATGGTGAGTTCTCTTCCAGGAACAATGATATTCGCTTTAGATTTGGTGAGCCTTACGATTACGAGAAATACCCTCTTGGAAGAGTTGAGCCTAATTTGGCAAACAAGGACGTGAAAATTGTTCATGCTGATGCTAATCATGGCTTCAAGAACTTTAAGGAAGCTAGGAATTGGGCTAAGAAGAATATAGTCAAGATATATACAGAGGAAGAAACTGGTGGAAAGGGATTGGTACGAATAAGTAATACAGCTTTAGACAAGTATCTTTCTCAAAAAGCCGTAGATAAAAGTGATTCCCAAGATGTGCATCTTGCGGTTTTGAAAGTTTTGCCTTCTGTTTTGAAAGAAAGCATTGATGCAGAAACCCATCCTGATTTCATAAAAGGAGCAGATGGAGAAAGACGAACGGATAATGGTATAAACAAAGATTTACTCGTTCATCGTTGCTATGGTGCAGTAAATATTGATGGTAAGATTTATCGAGTGAAAATAACCTTGAAAGAAGAGGCGAGAAATAAAGATTTACCTCATAAGGCTTATTCGTATGAAGCAACAAAAATAGAGCTGCTTGCAGGAACCTTGGTTAAACCCGAAGGTGATAACCCCAATACAAACAGCTCTCAAATGGAGCCATTGGAAGCTATTGATGCCCAGGTACAAGACCATGGCAGCCATTCCAACGACTCTATTTCGGGTACAAATTTACTGAAAAAAGTTGAAATGTCATACGATAAGGGCAAAAAACTTTTGGATGAGAGCGAAAAAATGGGTATTTCAATCGAAAATCAGCGAAAAATCGCTGATTCGGTGGTGAATACTGCCAACAAGCTGGGTGGTGCTGAGGCTACTGTTTATTCTTCTTTGGATGATGTGCCAGAGGAATATCGCTCAGAGGTGGAGCAGGGAGCCAAGGGATGGTACGACCCAGAGACTCATACCGTTCACGTGTATCTGCCGAACTGTGAGGATGGCAATGATGCCCAGCGAACCGTCTTCCATGAGAAGATAGGCCATGAGGGTATGGAAGTGCTTCTTGGTGGCGAAGATGAGGTGAGAAAATTTGCTAATTTCGTTTATAATTCTGTCGCAGCAAGCACTCGTGGCAAGATTCTGGAGATTGCCAATGAGTATGATCCGGGCTGGAAGAAGCATGACCGCATGAATGTGGGTACGCAGGAGTATATCGCCCGACTGGCTGAGGAGGGTCCTAAGACTGCTGATGATTTTTCTCTTTGGACCAAGATTAAGCATTATCTCATTAAGGTGCTTAAGAAGTTGGGTATTCGCGTGCCGGGGCTTCTGAATGACAAGGATTTGAGATACTACCTGATGAAGGCTGGCAAGGCTCTGCATGTGTGGGATGATATGCCTGAGGCACAGCAGGAGGCCATGATGAAGCAGGCTAGCAATGCTGAAATCAAGGATTCGCTGGGTGAGGGAGCCGGTAAGGGTAAGCCTCGCCAGAAGAAGGGTGAAAGCATGATTCAGTATATGAAGCGTGTGCAGGAATGGCGGAAGTGGAAGGATGCCCGTGAGGATGAGAATGACCCGGAGCCACCGATGTTCTATGATATTGATAAGGATGAGGCTGGCAAGAAGGAATGGGAACTGCTCAACAAGGAGTGGCGTGACAGACACCATCTTGCCGGGGAGGAGCCTACTGGTATGCCTATCAGAATGAAAGGTGAGACGGATGATGCCTACATGACCCGCATTCATGATTACGAGAAGTGGAAGGATGCCATGAAGGATGAGGAAGACCCTATTCCTGATATGTTTGACTTTGAGAAGAGCAAGCAGGAGGAGGTGAAGCGCAAGTATGAGGACTGGCTGGCCAGACATGAGCTGCTGGAGCAGCAGCAGGCGGACCTGGACTTGTATGAGGGTAAGATTTATCCGGCAGAGACCAATCCGAAGGCTGATGACCTGGAGCAGCAGGTGATGCAGGACTTGGCCGAGGTGACGAGTACTGACGTGAGCAAGGAGGGTGCTGCCAAGACCGTGAAGCATGCCGTGATTCATAGACGCAAGAATATGGAGGAGGCTAGTGCGGATGATGCCATCTATATTAATGACGTGAAGAACAGAATAGAGAAGATGGCTGACAGCGGTGTGTTTGACAAGTTGCTCTCTGACTACAAGGGTAAGGCGAACCGGGCTGAGAAGCTGGCTGAGGCTATACCTTATATAATAGAGGCTCCTAGACGCTTGCGCGATATGGCACACGATTTGAACGCTACTGGTGCTTTTGACAAGGGGCATATCCATATTCAGCCGGAGGATGTGGAGGCTATACAGCCTTACGTGGCTGATTTGATTGCTGAGACAGCCAAGCAGCATAGCGAACTGAAAGACGATAAGGAAGTGGTGGTTTATGATGATCCGCTTGCCGTGGGTGAGGTGGCTAGCAAGATGGCACAGGCTATCAACAATAATCACCAGGGCGAGGAAGGTTTTGTGCCTATTGACGGTTCGGATATTATGAGCGAGCATGTATTGCCACTGGTGATGCAGCAGATAGTGCCGGACGGTATCGATTACAAGAATCTTTCGCCTGAAATGAAGGCTGCTCTTGATTCTATCCGTGACTGGTATAACTACACCTATGACTGGTTGAAGGATAACCGCACCTTGAAGGAGGACACCGGATATAACGCGGACTACGTGAACCATATCTGGGATAAGGAGAAGAGTGACAAGCAGGCTTATGCGATGTATGTGGAGAACCGCCAGCGCACGAAAAGCCCTAACGAGAAGCCGAGAACCATCAGCACCCTGATGGAGGGTATCAGCGTGGGACTTGTGCCTAAGACTACTGATATTACGAAGATGATGGCTTACTACAGCAGAAGCAATATTGAGGCTTGGGTTAACAAGACGATGTTGCAGGAGCTGAGCGGACTGAACGTGATAGAGCGGAATGAGGATGGTGAGGTGGTTTCTACTGATCCGCTGCTTTCTTCTACGCCTCCGTTTAACCTGGAGCAGTATAAGTACTTTGAGATTCCGGGCATGGGACCTGTATGGGTGTATAATGTATCGCCTAAGCAGGTGACGGTGAAGAATCCTATCACTGGCAAGGATAAGGTGCTTTATAGCGAGGCTAGTGCCGGGGACAGATTCGGGGTAGTGTTCGAGACTTATCAGTCTTCGCCTTTCTGGAAGGCTTTTGATACGCTTGCTTCGAGTGCGAAGAAACTGGAGCTGGGCTTTAGCGGTTTCCATGCCGGAGCCTTGACGGAGGTTTATATGGTGCAGAACATGGTGGAGTTTGGTCCTAAGATGGCCATGGCCAACTTTATGAAGTATATCTTTGTAGATACGATGAAGAATCATGAGCTGCCTTGCTTTGCCAATCCGCAGGATTTTCAGGAGGCTGCTTCGCATCTTGTGAAGTTTGGAGCGACCAACGACTATGCTGCTGCTGATGTGCAGAACATGTTTGATAATTTGCGTGATGCGATGATGAAGGTGCAGGAGAAGTTGAAGGACGGAAATGGAATTTCCGGAACGGTGGCTGTGGCTACTATGCCTTTGAAGGTGGTGACTCAGTTGCTTTCGCTTGTTAATAAGGGCATGGATAGAGCCTTGTGGGATTTCCTTCATGACGGACTGAAACTTGCGACCTACCGGATGAGGGCTGACAAGACCAAGGAGCGTGCCAAGAAGAAGGGATGGACCGAGGAGGAACTGAGCCGGGCTTTGGATGAGGACGGCCAGTTTGTGAATGATATGTTTGGCGGTCAGCACTGGGATGTGTTGGGAGCCAGTCATAGAACCTTGCGTTATGCCGGACGAGTTCTTCTTTCGCCAGACTGGAATGCTTCTACCACCCGCCATTTTTTGGCATTAACCGGATATGGCTCTATATGGAATGAGGCTACGTTTGAGAACTTCAAGCAGTACTATCAGAGACTTTGGAATAAGGAGCTTACTCCGGAGGATGAGGGCAGAAGAGGCAGACAGATTTCGGCTCTGCTCTGTTATGGTATTGGATTCATGGTGTTCTATGAGGCTTTTGCGAATGGCGTTAATGCTGCCTTCCGTGCCATGGACGAGAGCCAGGAGCGCAAAAAGGCTGAGGAGATGAGGAAGACCAACCCGGACTATAAGAGCATGTATGAACTGGCTTATGGTGACGAGGGGATGAAATGGTATGACTATCTGATGCGAGGCAACAGCCTTGGCCAGCAGAGCAAGATCTTCTTGGGCAGATATGCGGATGGTACGGAAATGTATATCAGACATGGCAAGCAGTTTAGGGAGGTTCCTGAGTATCTGTTTAACCATAAGGGTGAACTGGAGTTCCCTGGTCCGATGGTTCAGAGAATGATAGGTAAGGCTAACCCTATGGTGAGAATGACGCTGGATGATATTAATTATCTGAGCGATTTCCAGGCCAGTCATGCGGATCAGGAAATTCAGCGCAAATATGGCAAGAGTATTGGACTGCTTTATAAGGATGCCTTGTACTGGGCACCTTTCCTGATTCCGAGCCAGGAAAACAAGGAGTTCAAGGCGGTGGATTTCTTCTTCCCTTCTAGTAAGGGCTTTTCGCCATGGAAGGCTCAGAGCTACTTTAAGGATTTTATCCTTAGCGGTGACATGGAGGGCGTGGTGATGACTTATCAGAGCTGCAAGCGCAATGGTATTGATGCTGAGGCTCAGATTAAGGCTGCCATCGGTAGCGTGAAGGCTCTGGAGAGTGCTGAAATGAAAGATGGCGTGACTTCGCTGCAGGTGGCTTGCCTGCGTTTTGATGCTGCCAAGAGTATCACGGAGAAGAAGAAGATGCGCCAGAAGATGAAGAAGTTCCTCTCGATGAGTGACTACAAGGCTTTTACCCAGAAGGAGGCTCTGGACATGGTGCAGGGCTATCTGAATGGTGAGGAGGACTTGAAGGAAATGGAGAAGGCTGACAGCAAGTATCTGATGGCGGCTAAGGCTGAGGACGTGACGGAGGACTGGAGAATACAGAATGCCTGGAACGGAACCATGGAGGCTTATGAGGAGTATCAGCGTTTGAAGGATATTGATAAGGCGAAGGCGAATGCCTTTAAGAACAGCAAGACCAACAAGCGACTGTTTGCGGCCAGAAAGGCTATCTCTGCTGCCAAGAGGAAGATGAATAAGGCTAAGAAGCAAATGGATGGTACGAATGGGGCTGCCAAAATGGTGGAGATCAGAAAGACCAGAAAGGAGCTGCTTGAAAAGCTGAATGGAATGGAGTAGCCTTCGGGCTACTTCACTTCTTTCTTTCAGGAAATGGGCTTTGGCCAATTATTTTAAAGCTTTTGCCCTTACAGGGCGACAGGTTTGCGTCCGTAATTACCCAGGGCGTTGCCCTGGGCTAGGAGCTTCTGCCCTCTCAGGGCGTGTGGGGCGAAACTTGAATTAATAAGAAAAAGGGACTCGCTTCACAGCGGGTCCCTTTGATAGTTTTTGTGTAAAATCTATTATCCAAATAAAATATTAGTAAACTTTTAACATGAAGAAAAAACTCAAATTCCTTGAAGATGTTGGAGCGATGTTAGCCGTTCATGATGGAACCGTTGGCTGCCTTTTTAGGCTTTGACCACTCGATGTAATTCTGCATGGCTTCGTCCATTCTTGCCTGTTCGCTTTTGGGGGCTTCTTTTTCCTTTTTGCCCCAGAGACGCTGGACGATGCGGTCGAGACACCACTGCCAATCGCCATCGAGGGTGACGAACTGGGAGCTTGGAACTACGGTTACTGGTGTTTCTGCCTTCTTATCGCTATTTTCTTCCTTTGCCTCTTCTTTGGTGAGGATGGAGGCGAAAGGAACATTATTATCGGTGAGAAACTTTTCTACGTCTTCCTTCTTGCTTTGGCAGAGAAGGATGTGGACGGAGACTTTATTTTTCTGCAAGGAGGTGAGGGCTTCTTTTGCCTTACCTACCATTGAGAGGTTGCCTTTATCATCTTTTGTGATGATGCATGCTTCGTGTACATTGATTGACTTACTCATGATAAAAACGTTTTTAAAATGAACTTCGGTGCAAAAATACATTAAAAAAGCGAGGAATGTTTGATAAATTGCACAATTTATCAAAGATGTTAGGCGAAAAAGGGCTATTTTTGAAGAAAAATTTCGGAATATGGCAAATCATACGGTTATTAATGATATTACGAACTATGCTGAGGCTGGGCCAAATTCGCTTGATGGAGTAAGCACTCAGAAATTTAGGGTGAGTGATTCTACTCTTAAGCTATTGCAGTGGCTATCCCACTACTACGACAATATGTCGGAGTTGAGGAAGAAGTGGAAGCGAGCGCAGGATTTCGTGATGGGCAGGCAGCTGGAGGAGAAGATTGAGTGGAACGGACGGAAGATTACTATTCGTGAATATATGGAATTGCAGGGTATGCCTATATTGGAATATGATGTGATTTCGGATAAGTTGATTTCGCTCGTGGGCTTGGTTCGCCAGCAGAGGGCTACTGCCAGTTGTACTGCCGTGGATCCGAACGAGGAGGACTATATCAGTTTCTTCAATGAGTATCTGAGGCAGAACGACAATAACAATAACCGTCAGGAAATGGATGCGCGACTCTTTTATGAGTTCTGTGTGTATGGTTTTATTGGTATGAGTACCGTATGGGACAGAAGGAATGGCAGAGAGAGTATCTTCAATGACAAGGTGGATATTTTCAAAATTGCCGTGCCTCCGTTCTTTAAGCCGGATTTGAGCGATATTGAGATTTTCGGAGTTGCTCATGATCTTACCTGGCGTGAGATTCTTGCGAAGTTTACGGATGGTAGTGATGGGCAGGCGCAGCAGCTCAACGAGATATATCTGCAGACGCAGACGCATTACTCGCCAGAACAGGGCTACCAGGCTACTGGTGAGGCGCAGCTGACCGGACTGGAGGACTTTCTGCATTCTTCGATACAGGGTAAGTATAGGGTGATTGAGGTTTGGACTATGGAGTCTAGACAATCGCTATGGGTACATGACTGGGATAAGAGTGATGCCGGATTTATGCCTATGGGCGTGCAGGCTGAGCTGGATGCGGAGAACGAGAGCAGGAAGCGTGCCAACGTGATGATGGATGAGAACGGCTTGCCTATTCTTGATGAGAATGGGGAGGAAATGTATTATGTAGATCCGAAGGAGCTGAACCTGATAGAGTATGAGCCGCAGATGGAAACCTTCTGGTATCGCAGATATATTACTCCGAACGGCTACTTGCTGGATGCCAGGGAATCGCCTTACTTTGTGCTGAGGGATGGCTACAGATGCAGTATTCAGCCTTACAGTTTTCTGGCTTATCCTTGCTTACAGGGTGAGGTGAAGAGTTTGATCATGAGAATGGAGAACAACCAGCGCACGCTGAATCATTATATGATGATGATTAACTTCGTGGTGGCGAATGGTGCCAAGGGTACATTGCTTGTTGATGATGCTTCTGTGAGCGACAAGGTTTCTCCGGAAGAGAATAGGAGAAACTATAATAAGACGAACGGTGAATATCACTGGGATAGCAGTAAGGGCGGTGAGAAGCCTGAGGTGCTTATGAATAAGAGTATTCCAGCTGGTGTGGAGTTCATGATCAATTTTGCGAAGACGATGGCCGCTGAGGGTAGTGGTGTGCAGGGTGCTTTGCAGGGTGTGCACAGGAATACGAGCGGCAAGCAGTATCAGCTGGAGAGGGAATCGGCTTCTACTTCGGTGACTGACTTTGTGGAGAGCTTTAACTGCTTTAAACTGAGGGAGGCGAAATTGAAGACGTACCTGATTCAGGAGTTCTGCAATGAGCATGACAGCGTGAAGCTGGTGGGTGATGATTACAGGACTTATTTCAATCCGGAGACTATGCGCGATATGGACCTGGATGTGGCCATGGACTTGGATAGCTACTCGGCTACGATTAGGGATCAGATTGTGGATCTGCTCTGGCAGTTGAAGAAGGATGGCGATATTGATGCTTACACTATGCTGACGAATGGCAAGTTCCCAGGTACTTACAGAATACGTAAGTATTTGAAGGAGAAGATGGAGCAAAGGGAGGCTATGGAGGCGCAGATGGCTGCTGCCGGGCAGGTGCCTACTGCCGGGCAGGTGCCTACTTCTTCGGGTGTTGGACAGCAGGGCGGTTCGGGGAACAGTGCTGCTCACTTGAAGGATTCGGGTAGCGGACTGGATGACTTGGCTAATTTGCCTTCGGCTTCTTAATAGATTAATGGTTTTGAATTTGGAAATGTTCTTAGTTTAAGGTTCATAATATAAATTTTAGTTAGTTTATAGATTTTAGTAGTTAATTGGTTTTTAGGTTATTCGTGATTTCTTTTGATTGTTTGTTTTAAGGATCATGATTATGTTTTGGAAAGAGGAGGCTGGGAAGTCTCCTCTTTTTTTGTTGTTCTTTGCTCTTCTTTTGTTTTTTCTCTAGTGGAGGCCGTATTTCTTTTTGTAGGCGCGAAGTTTCTGCATTGGGACGGAAACTCGCCACATGTAGTAGGACTGCCACTGACGGAGCTTGTTTGCTCGTACTTTGTTATCGGCATCGCAACCGATGGCACCCCACTTGGATGGGGTGTAGTAGTAGGAGGCGGCCTTGATCTCTTCTACGTTGTGGAAGTAGCCTGTGGCTTTCCACTTGCCTAGCTGGACTAGACGACGATAGGAGAGGAGCTGCTTGCGGTTGGGGTCGTAGGTCATGATGGCCCAATCTTTGTGGGACTGGTCGTAGAGCATGTAGAAGCGGGGGGCTCCTCCTTCTTTGTATTTGGACAGGGTGGCTTTTATGCCTTTCTGCCACATGCGGGTGGAACGAAGGAGCTCAATGCGAGTGATAATGGGCGTGTAGATGCTTACTAGCAACTGACGCATGGTTTTTTTGTACTGATTTTTCATTTTTTTTCTTTATTTTTTAATTGATACTTATTTTTGGGGGACCAGCGATGGAATCGCTGGGAACGGGGGCCAGAGGGGGCGAGGGGCTAGCTGCCTCCTATGCCTGCTAACTCGGCTACGGATGGTGGGCGATTGCGGAGGCGTTCTCGCTCTATTTCGGCCTTGGTGCGGAATGGGAGGATTTCGGGGGCTGGCATATCCTTCTCTACGTAGAGGGCTATGGCTCTGGCCATCACTCGGTCATCGTGCTTCCCGGCTACGGCTCCGTAGCAGTCGTTCTGCTGGTAGTAGAGGTAGTAGGTGCACTCGTCTATGGCGGCTGGCTCTCGCTCCATGTAACCCTGGTCTCGGATGATTCTTGCCATGGTCTTGATTACTGCTACCTTGGTGTTCTTGTTGGTGTTGAATCCCCATTTCAACTCCTTGGACTTCTTCTTCTGCAACTTGCTGTGGGAAGAGTTGTAGAGGTTTCTGTAGAGTGGGAGAAGGATAGGGAAGAACAGCTCTGACTGGTTGCCTTCGGTATTGTTCATGCGGGAGTAGGCGGTGTTGTTCTCTATGACCAGAAAGGCATCGTTGTAGATGTGGGCTATCTGGGCGCAGCGCATGGCTAACTGATCGGCATCGCAGTGGCCATGCCATTCTGCTACAACTTCGGGTACGCCTCCGTAGATTTCATCGTAGCGGTCGAGGACTACTATATCTGAGAAGTCGGAGGTTTTATGAGAGCCACCAATATCGCAGGCGACGATGTAGCGGTGGGTGACGTTCTCGGAGTTGTCGGGACCAGCCCAGACTTTGAGCGGTCCACCAGCACGTTCTACGAAGCGGATGTTCTCCATGCAGGCTGGATCGGATGCATCGTAGGAATCGCCTTCTATATCGCCTACCATGATAGGGTTGATGCCTTTGCAATCGTCTTCCATGATGTTGAGCTTGTATGCATCGAAGACTGTGGTGCCGGAGAAGAGGAATGCTTCAATATCATCGCTAGGGAACTCCTGACGCATATCATCAAGGGTTTCGTATTCCTTTGATTTCTCGATGTACCAGTGGATTCCTTCGAAGGATGCTCCCTTTTCGTAGAGCCACCAGTAGTACTTGCCGTGACCCTGCTCATCGAAGCGGTTTTTCCAAAGCCAGATGGCGAAGTCGGCACGCTCGTCTTCTGAGGCGAATGGGAGTACATATTTCTCGATTTCGAACCATGCTACGAAGACTGGGACGTAGGCAGACATTGGCTTGCCGTCCTTATCTACGGATTTGGCTTTAACCCAGGCATCGTGGAACTCGTTTTCTCGTCCGTTAGGCGTTGACTCTCGGACGATGAAGGTTAGAGCGTCTGGTTGGATAGATGATGATGCAGCCTTGATAACCTTTGCCGGGGTCCACTCTGTGGTGTTCGGGAAGAAGGCTTCCTCGGTGATATGGGCGAGGGCAGCATCACCGGAACGGCAGGACTCTGGGTTTCGGGCGGAACCAGTCTGTATCTTGCAATCGCGAGGGATGAGATACTTGATGTTCTGTATGGTTCCTGAGGTCTTAATTTTGCGAGGGTCGTTCTTGAATGGTACGCCTATGTCGTAGAAGAGCCATGTAGGGATGGCGTTGATTAGCTTCTCGTACATATCGAATACCTGGGTGGCTGATGATGACTGGTGACCCACGATGTTGCTATTCCAGTTGGTTTTCCAGAAGATCTGCAGCCATGCCATATATATATCTGTGGCTGTGGATCCACCCCACTGTCGGCATTTCAGCAGGATGACTCGGATGTAGTGGAACTGGCTATGCAGGCGCAGGCGTTCGAACACCTTGACGAGCTTGACCTGGGCGTTGCGTAGGAGGAATGGTATATCATCGCCTCCATCTTTGTTCTTGATGCGGGCGTAGGCGTATGCGAAGAAATAGAAATCGTGCTTGCAGCGGAGGCGGATGAGGTAGCGGAAGATGGCATCACGTGCTTTGGCTGGGTCGTAATCGGCCATGTACTTCTCGATGAAGGCTTGGATGGAGCCGCACTTGATGATGGCGCAGAACTTCTTTTCCTTCAACATTTCTACCGGGAGGTAGAGCTTCTTGCCCTGGAGGAAATCGGGCATTTGAAGTTCGAAGCGCAGGCCAGGGGCGTTTTCTCCAGTAATGGGACGATAGGTAGCGAAGAGACTTTTCAATCTCTTCGTATCTTCGGCAAGAATCTCTTTGAGCTTCTTATCGGAGATTTGCTGCTGAGGCCGTACCTTTAATGAAGACTTTGCTACTGGCATTTTTTACTTTGAACTTTGAACTTTGAGATTTGAACTTTGAACTTTATGATTTGCCACATTATATTATATGGCGTGGGCTGGCTGCTTGTGATTTTCCACATGATGGTGTGGGCTGGCTGCTTAGATGTGGAGCTTGCTGGCGTTGTGCAGGAATCTTTCGACCTTGGCGTAGATGAAGCCGAGGACGAAGAGGATGAGGTGGTACACGCCTGCTATGTGGGGGAGGAGGCAGCCGAGGAAGAGGAGGATGATCATCTGCCAGAATGCTAAACGCTTGAAGCGATAGAGCCAGGGAGCCGTGGAACCCATGAAGAAGGATATGATGACTGATATGCCTAGGACCGGGAGTGACGGATAGTAGATGAAGGACAGGGCGGCTGATGCGAGCCATGAGGCCAGGAGACGATGGGGACGGAACTGGCGATGAAGCATGAGGAGACACCAGGCGTTGACTGCCCAGTGGATGAAGTTGGCATGCCCGAACATATAGACGAAGTGGGTATAGAGGGGCGATGATGGCGATACGGCCAGCATGGCATGGAACGGAATGATGAATGCCATGAGGCATAGGATGATGAGTGTGATATATAATGTACGCATAGGAGTGAGTATTTTATTTGGTGATGAATGGTGAGTTGAGGGTCCGCACGTGGGTGGATATGATTTTCTGGATGTAGTTAGCCTTAAGGCCAAGACATGGTGCTGGACGCTGCAAGGTGATTTCTACTAGAAGATATACGCTTTTCTTGCTGCCTTGCGATCGCTCATGCTCTGCCGTTAAGAGGAAATCGTTATAGAAAGATTCGAGCAATGTTTTTTTCTGATGCCGATATTTGCTATATTTCGGTATTATGCCTTTTAGTCTTTTTCTTACATAGCTATAGGCTGCATCAAAAGAGATATAATAGCAAGGAGTGGGCATCTGGGAAACATAGTCGCATATCTTGGCCATAGTGGTTGGCCACTGGACCACCCGCTTTGCTTCTTGATAGAGCCGTATGATCTCGCGATCTCTATCAATCTTAATTTGGGATATAGAATTTACATGCTTCATGCTAGCAAAATTAATATAACGAGTTGGTGAATTTATCAAAAAGTAATGCGATTTTTTTGTTAATTTAGCACACAAATATTAAATATGTTTGAATATGAGCAAGAAAACATCTAATAATGAGGAAGTTAAGTCGAAGAGAGATTCTTTTCGAGAGCGGTTGTCTAGTCGTTATCCAGACTTGAATATGGACGATGAAGATGCCGTTTATGGCAGGTTATCGGACGATTATGACCATTTTGACCAGGATAAGCAGAGAAGGGATGATTTCAACAACATGCTGAAAGATTATCCTCAGGCACCGGGGCTGATTACCGGACTCGCTACTAAGAAGAACGAGGATGGCAGTGACTTTAGCTTTGTGGGTTACCTGATTGATGCTATGGGTCAGGACTTCGTGGATGCGTGCAATGGTGACGCTGAGGCCAGAAAGCGGCTGGAGAAAAGCGAGAAGGCCAAACTGGAGGCGAGCAAGAAACTTGCCGAAGGTGAGGAGAGGCTTTCGAAGGCTATGGTAGAGGAGGATGCGGAACTGGATGCTGCCTTGAAGGAGGCGAAGATGAAGCCTGAGGCTATCAAGGACTTGATAGAGTGGCTGTACAAGCGCAACGAGGATGGTGAAGACCGTGAGGATGATGGCTTTGTTTGGCGAGCTGCCCGGTATGGCTTGAAGAAGGAAGACTTTTTGCGCCTGTTCCAGATTAAGGACTTTGACAAGGCTGTGGCTGATGCTGAGGCTAAGGGCTACAAGCGTGGCAAGAACGAGACGATAGACCAGCAGAAGAGGTTGCATGACTCTAAGCGTGGCGGTGGCAAGAATATTAATGTTAACGGTGGTGGCGGTGAGTATGTTGCCCCACGAGAGAAGAGCCGCACGGAGCAGGTTTACAGCAACATGGTTGGTATGTAGTTTACAGTTAAGAGTTTATAGTTAATAATTAATAGTTTTAAATGTACAATTATGAGAAAATTTAAGAAATGGTTTGGTTTCATGATGGCGGTGTTCGTCATGATTCTGAGTGGTGGCAGTTCTTACGCCATGGCGGAAACGGCTCCGGGTATTGCCGAAGGTGCTGGTGAAGGTGCTGGTGGTGGTGGCACTACTGGACCTTTGAGTGGTCCGGGTGTAGCTGGCAAGGGTCCTCAGTGGCAGGGCGGTGCTCAGGAGCAGCAGGAAAAAATGGGTAACTGGGACTACTATGTGACCTATGTGAACCCTACCGTGGTAGAAATGAAGCTGGAGAGTTGTCCGATTGACCAGATTTTGCGTGCATCTAAGAAGATGACTCCTGTATATTCCCAGAAGGTTGAGTACTATTCTATCGGTCAGCGTCCTATTTTATCTAAGTTGACAGAGAAGGTGTCGAAGACAACCAACGGTTCTACTGTTACCTTAAAGGTGGAGAATCCATCTGCTTTTGATAATGGTGACGTGATCATGGTAAACGGCATCTATGGCTACAATAGTGATGGTACTACCCGCAGCACGCTGATTCCTCTGCAATTGCGTGTGATGAAGGGTGATGATGACAAGAACCCTGTATGCTATGCGCTGAATGGCGGAAAGAGCGAGGGACGTGGTAACCGTAATATTCCGGAGGAGATTCCTGTAGGTACTGTCTTGTTGCGCCTGGGTAGAGCTGCTGGTGAGAAGGAGGTGGAGACTGGTTCTTACTACACTATGCCGGACAAGAGCTTCCAGTATTGCCAGCGATTTATCATGCAGGTGGAGGAGTCTCTTATCAACCGCATGACGAAGACTCAGGTGAAGTGGGACTTTACCCGCCAGGAGAAGATGGCTATGGACGATATGCGCTATGGCCAGGAGCGAAGCGGACTGTTTGGCGTGCGTTCTATGAGCGATGGCGGCAAGGATGTGGGTCTGACCTACACCATGGGCGGTATCTTCTGGGAGGCTGGCAAGGATTTGCAGATTGGCCACTGGGAGCCTAAGATGACCAAGAACGACAATGGCGAGTTTGTTCCGGTGAAAGTGAAGGTGAAGGTTGCTGCTGATTCTGGTACGACTGAGGTTGAGAAGCAGGTGTATGAGTATGTGATCAGCGAGAAGGAGCTGACTCAGTTTATTGCTGCCATGCTGAAGGGTGCTGGTAACTCCAGCCGAACCAAGATGCTCTTTGTGGATAACCTGATTTACCAGGCTTTTGCTAACTTGCGTTCTAACAAGCGCATTATTACTCAGACTGAGAAGGACTACCAGGGTTGGAAGCTTGACTTTGAGACCTTTGAGAGTATGGGTACTAAGATTCTGATTTATCGTCATGACGCATTTAACTCCTGGGGTATGGATGGTAGAGCCTTCTGCCTTGATTCCCGCTATCTGGATAAGTATGTGTTTGGTGTGTGGAGCAGAAATGAGTTTAATGCCAAGGATCTGTTGATTCGTAACACTGCTGGTGTGGTGATGGAGGAGTATAGCTGCTGGGTATTGACATTCCCTGATGCTCATGCCCGTGTATCTCGCCCGAAGTTTACCAAGGATGGTGTTACTGACGAGCAGATTCTGGAGGCTGCTTAAGATTGATTCATCGCTGATAGTTTTCACAATATATCAAATGGGATAGTTGAGGCTTGATAGCCTCGCTATCCCTGACAATTATAAGGATTTATAAGATATGTATAGATTTACAGCAAACAGCATGTTCATCTTTGCGGTGGTACTGTCTAGCGGACTGATTAAGAATGTGGAGTTTGAGGCCTGTGGTGAGGGCTTGTACAGTTACATGACTGGTGACAAGCAGGTGGCTGAGGCTATCAGACAACATCCGTTGGTTAAGCAGGGCAGGATTGCTGATAGGAGCGAGCCGGAAGATGAGGCTGATGAAGTGGTTGAAAAGCCGATGGATGATATGGAGAGGGAGAAGGACGCGAATGTGCTTCACTTCGATAATATCACGAAGGCTAAGAACTACTTGCATAAGGAGTTTCAGATTGACACCAGGGGCTTGAAATCGCCTGACAGCGTAAGGGCTAAGGCTAAGGAGCTGGGTGTGGTGATTGATTTTTAGTTTATAGTTAATAGGGGGGCTTGCTTATGGAGGCACTTATGAGTGACCTTGTGATGGGGATGCGTATTGCCCTGGACGAGGTGGAGCATGATGATCTGAACGACATCTTTACCAATGACACGGACGAGGAAATGAAGCAGGCTATTGAGACTGCTGCCCAGCAACTGCTACTGACGGCTCCTGTCCAGATGCTGCTGCCGCAAAGGGTGATGACTTCGCTGAACGTAAACGGAGCGCAGGACTATGATGCTATTCAGACGCAATTTGCTGATGGGCATGGCTGCCTGGTGATTCCTGATGACTGGCTGAGGCTTGTGGCACTGAGGCTGAAAAGCTGGCCGGGCACGCTGACTGGGCTGATGGATCCGGATAGCAAGGAGGCGCAGATGCAGGCTTCGAGATGGACGAGGGGTACGCCTCAGAAACCGAGGGGCATGATTACCAATTCGCCTGTGACCGGGAAGCGGGTGCTGATGTACTGGACTGCCGGGCGATATGATGCGATCCATGCTGAGGCTACTGGCAGTGTGTATGACCACGAGGTGGAGCTGTTTACCTATATTCCTTATCAGAAGCTGGTGGATGTGTATTCTACTGAGGAGGGTAAGGAAGATGTGGTGACTGGGCAGAAGATTGTGCTTGCGCTGGCTGATGAATGCAGGAAGTATCTTATTTATCGTGCGGTGGCCATCTTTCTTGTGAGTAAGAAGGAGAGTGATCTGGCCGAGAAGTATAACCAATTATCTGAAATATAATTATGGCTAATAGTGGTATTGATATAAACAGCCCGCACTATAAGGGTGAGTTTGGCAGCATCTATGAGGTGAACAGGAAGTTTCCGACTGGTGGTGTTGCTGGTGACTTTGTGGTGATAGAGGGCTGGGCGCATTATTGGAATGCGGACAGGGCTACCTGGTGTGTGAATGCGGAGAGGGATAGCTACTGGGATGAGCTGATGACGAATATCCTGGAGAAGTTAAAACTCATTAAGGGAGCTACGTATATGGGTGTGGCGAATGTTGGGACTGTGCCAGTGAAGGTAGTTGGTGTCAAGATATATTATTTTGCCACTGCTCCAGGCACGTATGCCAACTTTGGAGATATTGTTGTTCCTCAGGGCATCAATGTGCTTTATACGGAGGATGGTAAGAGTTGGGTTTGTTCTTCGTTGCTGGAAGTGGCTCAGGAAGTAGGTGAGAGCGAATGGAAGGTTGTTAGCCAGAATTTGTTGAAGAAGACTCTGGATCTTAAGGCGGATAAGAGTTTTGTTGATGCTGAGTTGGCAAAGAAGGCGAATGCTAAGGATGTGGATAGTTCTTTGAAGGAACTGCAGAATACTGTGTTTCCTTTACAGGTATCTTTGTCGCTCGACAAGACGTTGCTGGAGTTTACTGGCACTGATCAGACTGTTAAGGCTAGCTATTCTATCAAGCGCAAGGATGTGGCTATTACACCTACGTCTTTGGCTTTATCCGTCAATGGTACGATGCAGGATATTGACATTAAGGCTAGTGATACCATCAGTATTGAGGTTAACAAGGAGGGGGAGTCACTGGTTGTTCTTACGGCTAAACTTGATGACCTTGTTAAGTCTGCTACGGCCAAGGTGGTGATGGTGCTTCCGATATATTTCGGTTTTGGTATTTCTGAGGTGGATGTGGCGATTGCGGATAATAAGCTAGGTCCTCGTACTTCGGCAGCAGGTGTGTATGAAAAGACTTCGGCCAAGGATAGGGTTAACTTCATTATTCTTGCGCCTAAGACTTTGCCTAAGTTGTCTTCTTTCAGCATGGGTGGTGCTCCTTTTGTGATGATTACTTCTTCTGTGGTGATCAATGGCAAGGACTACTATATGTATAAGAGTGGTGGCGTTTATATGAGCGGAACCACTGTTAGGGTACAAGCAAGTTAAACTAAATATAAATTACGATTATGCAAAAAAAAATAAATCCGGCTATAGGTTATATTGGAAATGCGATGCGTAGTGTGGCGGAAGACCATATCTCTTCTTTTGCGGAAGATACCTACGATGAGCATTTTCAGGAATACCAGGCTATTCTTAACAAGCTGAATGCCATCCAGGATGAAGAAGGAAATTTGGAGAAGACTCCATTCAAATACATCGTGAACGAAGAGTTTATCTTTGCCATGGTGGATGCGAATGATGTGTTTCTTGCGGGTATTAGGTGGGATGGTACACCAAAGTATGCAAAATTGGAGGAAAATGCTGGGCGTGAGATTTCTTCTATCAATGCTCAGATAAAGTATCTTCATGAGGAAATCAGCCAAGTGAGAACTGACTTGAAGAGAAATGTTTTCTCTCTTTCCTTTGACAGAGATACCGGGCGTATCATTGGAACGACAAGTGATACTAGTCGCATAACTTCTTGTACGCAAGACAGGACGACTGGTAAAATCATAATGAATCATCAATTAGATTAAAATAGTAATAATATGGCAGAAATTCAAACAATTATTGGTAGCTTGCCTGTGTGTAGAGGGGAGTATGATACCTCGACATCATACTTTCGGGACAACCAGGTGACTATGTACGGCAGTACCTTCCAGAGTATTGCCGATGATAATGTTGGCTATCCGCCAGCAGAGGAGCGTGATGATGGCAAGGTATATGCTATCAACACGGACAAATGGATTATTGTGGCCAATGCTCTCGCTGCCTATAATGCAGGCAAACGTATCGATGACTTGGCCGAGAATACAGAGATTAAGGATGAGGAAGGTGCTGCGGTCAAGACTCCTTTTCGCTACATTCAGAGTGAGGAATTTATCTTTGCCAAGGTAGATGCAAATGATAAACTTCTCTTCGGTATTCAGTGGGATGGTACTCCTGTATTTGGCAAAACAAGTGCTGTAGAGGACAGATTGCAGTCACAAGTAACTCTTCTTGCAGAGAAAGTAGCAACTATCATGGGTGATGAGGACACAACCAATGTCATTGACACCATGAATGAGTTGAAGAAGTTCTTTGCTGAGATTGAGAATACGCAGACCCTTACAAGCATTCTTGAAAATCTCAACAGTCTCAACACTAAGTTTGGTGAGGATATTAAGAATCTTCAAGACACAAAGGTTGATAAGGAAGAAGGCAAGTCTCTCATTGATGATGAGGTAAAGGAGTGCTTCAAGGTTATAGAGAATGAAGAGTTTCTTCATGCTGTAGTAGATTCTGAGGATAGGCTTCTCTTTGGTATCTACAGAGACACTGGCAAACCATATTTCCCACTCAACGAAATGTATCACGTTGAGCAGAATGAAGAGTTCTTCGCAGTCTGGCTTGATGCAGATAATCATGTTCTTCTTGGTATTAGAAGAGACGGACAAATCATTGGTGAAATCCATGCGGTCAATGCCTTGAAACAAATTATCTCTCAGTTTCAATCAGACCTTACATCATTGCAGGAGAAGGTGGGTACAATAGATACCAATCTCAAAGAACTTCTTGATGTTATCTCTTTGCAGGAGAATCCTGAGTATATGGCAGTAGAGACAGATGCAGACGGAAAGATTCTTTCTACCACTAATAATGATGGCAGTCATTATGCCTATAACATGAAGTCTGAGACTATCCCAGAGGAGTTTTTTCATATTGAAGACCCAGAGGGGAGAATGTCCATGGAAACTGATGCTGAGAACAAGATAATGGCATATAGAGACAAGGATGGTATAATGCATGAGAATGAGCTAGAAGCTAATACTCTTCATGTATCTAGCCTCAATCTCAAAAATAACAGTGTCAATGATATTCAGTCAGCACTCATTGCTAATGGATTCAATGTTAAGACTCCTATAGACTGGAGTGATTCCAGTTACTTACAAATTCCTATTCCAAGATGTGCAAGAGTCAATCTTATAACAGACAAGATGCCTACACAAAAAAGTGGTATGGGTACAAGTGGTGTGAATTGTGATATACCTTGTTATGCTGAGTTTTGGGATATGCAAGGTAATTATTTCAAAATTCCAATTATGTTGAGTGCGCAAGGTAATAGTTCTTTGGCTTTCATAAAGAAAAATTTAGCCATTGATTTATTTCAAGACGAAGATAGAAAAAATAGTTATGTAATAAAATTTGGAGATTGGGTATCACAAGATAGTTTTCATTTAAAGGCTTATTATACAGATTTTTTCAGAGGTGTTGGTGCTGTTAGTTATATGCTATACGAAGAAATGGCTAAAACAAGGGATATATCAGATAACAGACCTTATAAATCTGAATATACTGATAAATATAAAGCATCAGAGGATGAAGTAGATTCTATTATAGAACTAGATAAGAATATTGATACTGGGGCAAAATGTTTCCCACAAGGATTTCCTGTTATTGTTTATCAAAATAAAACTTTTTATGGAATTTATTCTTGGCAGTTGAAAAAGCATCGAGATAATATGCATCAAGATAAAAAAAAGGCAGAGCATATACATTTGGATGGTACGCTTAACTGGGATTCTATTTTTGGTGGAAACGTTAATTGGACTAGCTTTGAAGTCAGAAACCCTAAAAGTTTGTATATGCAACAGTATCAAACTATAAAAGGAGAATCTACATTGAAATACAATGGTGATTATCCCTATGAAATAATCGGAACAGACTCTGATTATTATGATGGGAATAACAAAGACATATCCAGATGTGCCTCTGTAAAGAAGTATATTTTAAATTTAAGTAATGTGCTTCCAGAACTAAAATCCGCAGAAAATGAAGGAAAAAGTTCTGAAGATATTAAAGGACTTATAAAAAAATATTTTAAAGTTTCCTTTATCATAGATTATATATTAGAAACTAATCTTATCAATGATGGTGATGGGTATGCAAAAAATTGGCAATGGACAACTTACGATGGTATTCAATGGGTTGTTAACCCTTATGACCATGATGGTGCTTTTGGAGCAGGTCATATAGGTACAACTATTGACTATCCACCGTCATATTTGATTGGAAATTCATTAGACATTCCTTCTGGATGGATAATTAAATATTTTCACACAGAGTTGGAAGAGAGATGGACAGAGCTACGTAAGTCAGGAATATTTAATGCTAAACATATTACTAATTTGTTAGAAAATTGGTGTGAACGTATAGGCTTTGATAACTTTAACTTAGAATATAGTAGATGGGACGAAAGTCCATGTAATCGTAAAAGTTTTATCAATAGTTCTTTCTGGAAATTATATACTGGGTACAAACTTCCTTGGTATAGTTCAACCAAATATAATACAAATGATGTTGTATCTTATGGGGATAGAGCATTTAAGAGTCTTAAGGATAATAATATAAATATAAATCCAGGTAATGATGATGGCACAAATTGGGAAAATGTCACGTATAATCCTGAAAAGCAGTATTCTATAAATGAAGAATGCTATTTTGGAAAAACTAGATGTTATGGTTTCAAATGTATAAAAGATTGTAAAGGAGAACCTCCATTTACTGCCTTTTATAAAGAATTTCCAAACGAAAGTGGACACTTTGATAGTATTTATAGGGTAAAGAAATGGATAGAAGTTAGAATTTCATATATGGATAATTTACTAAATTATAAATAATAAAATTATGAAAACATTTATTACAAGATTAAAAGGGGTTGTAAACAATGACACCTTGAAAAAAATAGGAGAATTAAGAGTTAAGGTAAGTAAAATGAGTAATCCTACAGGGGAAAATCGTGTTATAATATTAAATACACAAAAGCCGTTGACAATTACAGTCAATGGAGATGGGTATATTACTGACAGTACGTTGTCTGAAAATAAAGGAAAAATCCTTTCAATTCCTGTAGGTTCTTCTACATTTTATGTATCGAATGGTGATTATACGTTATCTATTCCAAATAAATATTACCTTACCTCATTTTGTTCTGCAAAAGAGCAAACTTTTAACAGAAATGATGTACAAATGGAATTAGACGACTTTAAGTTTTGTAAATTAATGACAATTTTAAAACTTAATAATTCTAAAGTCAGTGGTGATATTGCATCATTGAAAGATTTGAGTGCGTTGGCTAGCTTGAATATATCAGACACACAAGTCAGTGGTGATATTGCATCATTGAAAGGTTTGAGTACATTGGCTAGCTTGAATATATCAAACACACAAGTCAGTGGTGACATTGCATCATTGAAAGATTTGAGTGCGTTGGCTAGCTTGAATATATCAAACACACAAGTCAGTGGTGACATTGCATCATTGAAAGGTTTGAGTGCGTTGGCTAGCTTGGATATAACAAGCACACAAGTCAGTGGTGACATTGCATCATTGAAAGATTTGAGTACATTGGCTAGCTTGAATATATCAAACACACAAGTCAGTGGTGACATTGCATCATTGAAAGGTTTGAGTGCGTTGGCTAGCTTGAATATATCAAATCTTAATAATTTAAGTGGTGACTTAGGTAAATTGCCCGACTCTTTATTATATGTAGGAGGTATTAATAATTCAATATTCACTTGGACAGATACCTCAAGAAGATATATCTTAGCTTGTGAAAAACTGCATTGTAACAATATAGATAAAATGCTACAGGATATGTCTAAACTAGAGGCAAAATTTAAAAATCAATGGGCTAAAAGTATAAATCTCGTTGGTTCTTATACAGCAGCATCAAATGCAGCAATAGAAACATTACAGTCCAAGGGTTACACTGTCTCAATTACTCCTGCATAAGGTATCGTAAGTATAACATCAAAATAAAGAAAGGAAACAAAATATGAATAAGTTAACAAAGAAGTATAAGGTAGTACATGAGGGAACCAAGATGGTGTTCCCTCTCACAGAAGAAGGTGATAATGCTGAGGTATTCCCATCAGTGAATGCCACCGCAGTAGAGTTTGACACATACCCAGAAGCTAAGGCTTACGTAGATGAGCATAACTTGGTGTATGAGGAGCCAAAGTATGGGGAGTAAACCGTATATAGATAAAGAAAAAAGGGAGTGTCAAACAACACTCCCTTTTCTTGTATTTACTCTTCAAGTTTTTCTGTTTCTATTTTACCTGATGCAGTTCATCATCATCTACTGCATCAGGTAATTGGATAACCAAGCACTCTTTTCCTGACTTCTTTAAGCATAAACTACCAATAACAAGAAACGCAACATCAATAATAGGCAGGAATATACACATAAGAATATAATCAGAAACTGGTGCTTCATTATGGATTGCTATTACAACAAATCCTGCATCAATAATTATGCAACCAAGTGCACCTATAATATAAGATATAATTTTCTTCTTCATAAGTTTGAATGTTTGATTAGTGCAAATATACAAAAATATTGCTTACGAATTGTTACTTTAATAAAGTTTAACTTTAAATTTTTGCTCAAAATAAATTGGTTTGAGCAAAAAGTTGTAATTTTGCTACAGATTTTTATTTTATCAAGAACGTATGAACAATTAACTATAGACAAAAGGAGGTTTTTCTATGACACAAGAACAAGAAGCCGAAGTCCAACGGTTGATAAAGGACGTAGATGTTACTGAACTGATGGATATGCTTAAGAAGCATGGTAATCGGTATAGCAGAAGAATATTGAAGTTCTTCCGCTGGTTCTGCAAGTATGTGCCTAGCATTATTATGTGCTTTCACGCTTATGGAATATGGGAGTTCTCTCAGCATCACCGTGAGATGTTTATCCCCTATAATGAAAATATGACTTGCTATATCTTTATTTATTTCATGGTCTATATTCTGCCGATGGTGACGATACTGGCAAGTAGATTTTTCTTCTTGTGCCTGCTGTATCGCATTCCATTTATGTACTTCTTAGGCATCAATGCGGCTCATATTGTAGAGTTGAGTTGGTACACAACTAATGATATGGTGGATTCCTGCTTTACGGTCATGGTCGTGACAGCTATATTCTATTTGTGTAGCTTTGCTAAAATGTTTGTTAATGAAACGAAACTAGGACGTAAAATTTGCGCATAAATATGGGAAAGATACTAAGTTATAAGATACTCGGCACGGCTTTGAAGTCGCTGAGCGATGCATGCTTTAAGGCTGCAGAACAACAGAAGAATGGGGAGAAGGTTACGGCTTGCGGAATGAGCGATGATGATTTGGACAATCTTTGTGAGCAGATTCCGCACATGCTGAATCCTTATATGACTGCCGGGCAGGTGAAGAAGGAGGCGCATATCAGCGAATCTACCCTAAGAAGGGCTATCGCTGATG